TTCAAGACTTTCTTCAAAGTTTTGTTTCTTTTGCCGTTGACTTAGTTTGTTGTCCCTATCTTGTTTCAACAAATCATAAATTCTACCCAAAGATTCAATAGATTCTTCTAAATCTTTACCACTTAATCCTGTTGTTGTTTTTTGATTTAATTTTTGTTTTTTTGGATCACCGGCAAAATATTGCAAATCTTGTTGGCTTCTTCCTGTCATTTTGCCAAGTAATGCAGGACCCAAACGACTACCGCCAGTTAGTGCTTTTGCTATATTGAGTGGATCGAATTTTTCTTTGATGCCCGTCATACGAGCTTTAGATTTTTCGGAAAGAGTTTTTTTAAATGATTCGCCTATGCCAGAACCAGAAATTAAATTTTCTGTCATTCTTTCAGAAAAGGATTTACCTCTTAGGTCTTTTGCCTTTTTATAGTCCATTTACTATCTTTTTTTCTTTTGGCGTTCTTTTATCTTTTGATTTTCTTCTTCAATGTACTGTATCAAAAGGGAGATGTAAATATCTCTTTCCCAAGGCATCATATTTTCAAGTTCGGTCAAGCTGTACTTATGGTGTTGCATTAACGAAAAATTCGTTTTGTAATAATTTCTCAGATTTTCATGACGAAATGTTAACCGAAAAAACTTTCTAACCCTTCCACCTCTATCGTGTGGTTAAATCCACACTTACCACAAGTAATATTGACATTTTCTTTTAATTTTGGTAAATTATCAAAGAACTTTTCTACTTTAGAAAATTGTTCTTGATTCATACCTTCTACAAATTGTAACATTTCACCAGGTTGTGCTTCATGGCCATAATAGAACTGTTCGCCATCATAAATGTGTTCTATGGATTCAGCAATCATATTAAAGGTTACTTCATTGATATCTTCAAACTTCAAAGAATCTTTAACAACACCAAACTCTGGATACTTCATTTTAATACTAATTTGTGGTGTTAATTGAATTTCAGGCTTAATATCTTCTGCAACCTGAACTTTAATTTGTGTTAGGTCAATATTTTTTTCCATAATATTACCACACTCTTTATCTTCTACAATATTGTTGCAACGATAACGAGATTCAACAATTTCACCTACAGATTTGGCTCTCAGATTAATAAAGTAATATTCAATATCAATAATTGGTAGTTTATCAATATCAACACCATCTGAGAGTGTGCAGTTAATAAGAATATCACGTACCGCTTGTTGTGTAGAATTTGAATCTTGTGATTCTAAAGCCATCAAAAGATTACGTTGTTCTTTAACAAGAAACGGCCGGTATTTCAATTTTTTCTTTGAAACCGGCAATTCAATTTCATAAGAGGGCACATCAAGTTTTGGCAAAGCCATATTATATCTCCTTTTTCAAATCAATTTATTGTTTATCCCAATATCACACCTGGTGTATTTGTTAAATTTGAAAGACTATCTTGGTCAACAAATCTTTCACCGGGTAATAATCCAGCATCTGTAGCAGAAATATCAGGTAAAGGCAACGATTCTGTTACTGCTCCATTAATCATACCTGATACAGCAGCAATACCAGCATCAACCAGTTGCATACCGGCAGCTTGTAAAGAATTGTTCTGCCAATAAGTGTATGCAAAAGTTACACTAATTTTATGATAACCATCACCACTCCAATCTAAATCCATTTGATTTACTGAAACAGGAAAAGCATCATATAAACTACAAGAATATGATAATTTGTTTGTTACATCATATTGATTAACTGTTAATATGGTTGCATATTCTTGTTTATAACGAATGTGATTATTATACAAAGGATTAACAAAATTTAACCAAGCATCAAATAAAACTTTTTGTTGCATATCATCATCAACAATAAATGTTAAATCAATATCATTGTATGTTGTCAAATATGGAAATTTTTCAATTGGTCCATATGTTTTTTGTTCTGTTGTTGCAAAAGTTCTGCCTGGTAATTGAGCATTCTCACAACGAAAATTAAGTCTACGAGCACTGGCTACATAAGGTATTAATACTAACGGAATATTAATGTTAACATCAAATTTGTTTGGTCGTGCTAGGTCACCACGAAAGCTTGATTTAAATTCGTTAATGCTACCTGCCATTTTAATTCCTTATTTGTTCTAATGATTCTTGCCACACCTGCTGGGATTTGGCACCTCTAAACTGCTGTAGTGGCAGAAAAGCGGCAATATCCCACTCATTAGGTTGGATGGCAAGTATCTTTGACTGGATGTGACCAGAAAGATAACGTTTAATACATGGCCGAAACTCTTTAAGGCGTCTGGAGGCGACTAAAATATCATAGGTGACTCTCAACCTGTCAATTTCTCCTGGTTCGCCTTGGACCGCAAATTTAAGTAATTTACCTAAAAATGCCATCCGATAATTAAATGGCAAATAATGAAGGTTTAGGCCTAAAAAACCATCATTATATTTCTCGATTGCCAATACCATTGGAAAACGGTCATAATACGGCAAATCTTCTTTACCTTTTGGATCGTAGTAAAAACAATATAACTTACCCAATCTAAAATCATTCACTTGCCTAAACTTTTCACGACTCATACCAATTGGTATGCTTGCTGTTCCTTTTAATTGAGCAATTTTCTGCGCCAGCCAGTCTAATGATTGTTTAGACATCACTTTCATTTCTGAAGATGACCGTTCTTTGGCTAATAGTGTAAGTTTAGATTCCATTGAGGTATTTAGTTACAGTCCTAGATGTTCTTCAGTCATTATTTTGAACTCCCATCCACGGTCCAAACAGTATTCGTGAGCGGCCTTCCATTTGGCTTGATTGACACCGTATGTCGTAACTTCATTTATATATTGTTTAGTAACTCGTTTTCTTGGTTCAGGTGGTATGGTTTGTTTCTTTGGTTTGACCTCTATCATCAATGTTTTCATTGTGCCATCTCTGGTTTTAACTTTTACTATAAAATCTGGAAAGTATCGATGAAAGCGGTTGTCTATTGGAGATTTATAAGGAACAATCAATTCTTCACTTGCCCATGATATAATGTCATCATTCTGGTCGAACCAGTTCATCACTCTACATTCCCATGAAGAGCGATACACAATGTTATTTGAATCTCCAATATATTTTTTGGGATTCTTTGGTCTGAATATTCCTTGGTAAGCCATATAAATATGTATATTCAATCTAAAAAGAGAAATCAATGGCCATCATTTCAATTCCAACCTCAATTGGCGGCGTAACCATACCCAGTACCACAACAAAGGGTCCTTTGGGTGCTTTGTTTGACAGTAAATATAAATTAGGTTCTTTACAATATCCGAGGGATTTAGGATCTGCGACAAAAGGGCACGTTGTAAAATTTACTGTCAATGAAATACAACCTACTGGATACGAAGAAGGTAAAGAATATAAATTACCCTCCGTAACAAGTCTAACAGAACTGTGGAATTCAGTTACAAAATTGGCTGGCGGAGAAACAAAAGTAAACCAAACATTACGGCCAAAAAAGAAAAGAGCTATTGCAACGATTTCTTTATATATGCCAGACACCGTAAATTTTCAGTATAACTCTGGTTATACAAATGTAAGTTTAATGGATATTGCAAAAGAAACTGCAGGTTTGGCATCTAACTTACCGGTAATTTCAAAATTGGGAAAATTGGCTTCTTTAGGAATATCTAGTGTAGAATCTAATGCCGCTAAATTGGCTTTATCAACACAGGGGCTTGCAATCAATCCGCAACAACAATTATTATTTGAGGGTATTGATTTTAGGGAATATCAAATGGCGTTTACATTTACCCCCTATTCACAACAAGAAGCTCAAGATGTAAAAAAAATAATTCAATTATTTAGAACTCACGCTGCACCACAAATTATTACGGGTGGCGCAGGCATGTTCTTTGTACCCCCGTCAACATTTGATTTACAATTTATTTTAAATGGCGCAGAAAATAAAAATATTACAAAAGTTACTGAAAGTGTCATAACAAGTATAGATGTCAATTATGCTCCAAATGGATGGGCTTCTCATGCTGATGGTGCACCAGTTCAAACAACACTAACAATGAATTTCAAAGAAATTGATCTCGTTGATAGGAAAAAAATTCAAAACGGTTATTAAAAATGCAATATTTCGATACTTTGCCAAAAATAATTAATATTGATTCAAGGGGCAATTCAAAAGTCATGACCAATTTATTGGCTCGTGCAAGTGTTATGCCCGCCATATTAAAAGATCCATTAATTTACTATTCGTATGACATACAAGAAGGTGATACTCCAGAAATTATTGCTCACAAATATTATGGTGATTCATATCGTTATTGGATTATATTATTTGCAAACGAGTTATTAGATCCTCAATGGGATTGGCCAATGACTTCTAAAATGTTTGAACAATATCTTGCAGATAAGTATCCATCAACAAATATATATTCTGAAATAGAATACTATGAAAAAGTAATAACTCAATATGAGGTTAACAGTCAAACAACCACAGTAAATAAAGTTAGAATTGATGAAGATGCTTATAATAGTTTACCAGTTACTCAAACAGCAACATACACTTTACCTACTGGACCTGTAACAGTAACCATAGAACGTAATGCTGTTAACATTTATGATTATGAATTATCTCAGAATGAAGCAAAAAGAAATATTAAAATTTTAAATTCAAATTATGTTAATTTGCTGGAAACACAATTGAAAAAATTAATGGCTTAATATGATAGAAGATACAAATATTGTAGAATCTCCTGGTGCGTATTATCCCCAAGACTTTTCTTTAAAAACTTTAAATTTTTTGACAGCTAGTGGAAAAAAAATTGAACTTCGGCAATTACTTGTTGAATTATCCTATTATGAAGATATTTACAGTTTTTCTGCATCAGGTTATGTTACAATACTCGATTCACAAGGATTTATGGAACTGTTACAATTAACGGGTAATGAATTTATTCAAATTGATTTTGGTAAAGTAAAAGATGGTCGTAATGATAATGAACAAGTGTTTCGAGTTTATAAATCCAGTGCAAGAATGCCTTCTGGTAATATGAATAGTGAAACTTATACATTATTTTTCTGTTCTGAAGAATTAATGTTATCTGAACAAACTAAAATTAGTAAATCATATAAAGGTAAAAAAATATCTCATATTGTTAATAATATTTTAAGAGAAGAATTGGGAATTGATGATAAAAAATTAGTCAATTCTGTAATTGAGGAAACAACTGGAATATATGATTTTTTAATACCAAGAATGAAACCTTTTGAAGCGATTAGTTGGTTATCAACTTATGCTAGACCTCAACTTACTGGTGGTGTTGGTGCTGATATGTTATTTTTTGAGACCAAATTAGGATTTAATTTTAGATCGATACAATCAATGATTAGAGATGATGTGTATGCAACATATAAGTATCAAGCTAAGAACATAGATGAAAAAATACAAAATATTCAAGAAGAAACAATAACCGTTTTAGAATATGAATTAAGTAAACCTTATGATATTTTAAATGAAATTAATTCTGGTACATTAGCAAATCAATTAATATCGATAGATCCTTTAACAAGAACATACAAAAAAACAAATTTTGATTATGCAAAATACAAAGGCCAAACCAAATCATTAAATCCTGGTAGTGTAACAAACAGTTTAAAAAATCGGTTAGGTAAAACAGAACAAGAGTCATATGAAAGTGTGATTAAAGTTGCAATGAGTAACTCCAATCAAAAACAAGTGCCTTATATAAAACAAACAGAAGCAGGAGTTGCACAAGATATTTTTGTGGAAACATTTGTGCCCAATAGAACTTCACAAATTAATTTAGCAAATTATACAACCATAAAAGCTTCAATACCAGGTGATCCCGGTATTACGGCTGGACGAACAGTTAACTTTAATTTATTAACATTGAAACCTTCAAATACACAAAAAGATTTGGATAAATTTTATTCAGGTAAATATTTGGTAACAGCGGTAAGGCATATTATAGAAGCTGCGGGCACATATCAAACCATTTTAGAGTTGGCTAAAGATAGCACACCAACATCATATATGCAAATTGATAATGATAGTTCAGTTTGGAAAGAAACAATAGAAGAATAATGGAAAATTTTATTGGAAAAGATGGTTTTAATTGGTGGATTGGTGTTGTAGAAAGCCGAAATGATCCGTTAAAGATGGGTCGTTGTCAAGTTCGTATCTTTGGCCATCACACGGAAAATAAACAATTAATACCTACAGCAGATTTGCCGTGGGCTCCATGTCTTGTATCACCAAATTCACAACAAAGCTTTGCAACACCAAAAGAGGGTGACTATGTTATGGGTTTCTTTGGTGATGGAGAATCTGCTCAAGCACCTACCATTATGGGAATTTATACTGGTATCAAAGCGTCAGCTGGTGGTGATAGTGGATTCCAAGATCCAAGAACACCAGAAGAAATTGCTGCAGCACCAAAACCACCAAACGATATTATTGTCGAATCGGTAGGACAACCTACAGTATCGCCATCGGCTAGAGGTGTAGTTGCAAATACTCCGCAAGGCAAAGCTGCCAATAATCGTACACACATTTGTAACGTAGCTGTAGAGATTAATAAAGATGTGGCAGTAATTAAATCTCAAGTAATGGGTATTGTTAAGTTAATAAGAACGACACTTGAAGGATTGTGGGCTGGCACATCAAGCACTCCTATTATTGAAGAAGCAAAAGAATTCGCTCTGGCATTAAAAGCAAAGATTAAATTAATACAAAAAGAAATAGAACCAATTATTGATGAGATACGAGCTTATCAAGAATACATACAGTATCTACAACAATTAATCACATATATACAAAGTCTGCCGGCACAATTACAGGCGTTGTTGGCCAAATGCTTAGCTGAAGCTACTGTTGAATTAAAAGCTGCGCAACAAGTAGTTACTACTTTAACTGACCAAACGGCTGTATTAAATAATTTAAAAGCAGAAGTTCAATCTGTTATTAATGTGCAAGAGGTTGCCGCAAGTGCAAATGTTGCATCAATTACAGTACCACAATTATCATAGGATGAATAATGACAGTAGATAGTTCATGGACAGAACCGGTTGTAGTAGATTCAGAAAACCCTCCTGAATATCCTTATAATAAAGCACAACAATCTGAATCTGGTCATCTATTTGAAATGGATGACACCCCTAATAGAGAGCGTGTGCGTGTTCAACATCGTGCAGGTACATTCTTAGAGATGCAACCTGATGGCGAAGTTCATAAAATTTATGGTAATGGATATGAAATTGTTTTAGGTGACAAAGATGTACAAATTACTGGCCAATGTAATATCACTATTGAAGGCGCCTGTGTTGTGAACATTAAAGGCGACAGCATAATGAAAGTGGAGGGTGACGTTACACAACAAGTAAAAGGTGATGTCACTCAAACAGTTGAAGGTACTACAAAAATAGTTGGTAAAGGTGATGTTGATATTGCTTCGTCCGGTGATATCAGTTTACAGGCACAAGCAATTAACGTTGATGGACAATTAAATGTCACAGGCAGTGTGGCTGCAACACAAAGTGTTTCAGCATTAGGTAACGTTAACGCTGGTTTACAATGCTTTGCTACATTAGGTATGGTGACACCAGGTTATATTTCTGCTGGTTCGCCTATACCTTTGTATCCAATTCCAGGTTGGGTATCTGGAATTATGGTAACAGACATAGTTCGTACTATGGCTATGGATCGAATAATTTACGACATACATAGTCATGCAGTTTTAAGTAAAGATTTTGGTATCACTTCATTACCTACACCTTTAATGTGAGAATATAGATGAGTGTTTTTGGTAGACTAAATTATAATTTTGATTCAGCTAAGTTTGGTGCAAACAACGAGCTTACTGATGGTCAAAAGCTTTCGTTAAATTATCCAAGTCCGTTATACACTTGGCAGGCCAGTGATTTATCTGGAAGTTCTGTAGGTAATTACTTTCAAAATCCACATTCAGCCAATTTGACATTGATGACAACTTATACAAATCAGTTGCTCACATATTCAAATACTCAATCCGTCACATATAACTCAGCACCAACAGAAGCCAATACATTGTATGCTTTGGCTAATAATCTTTTAATAGAGATATCAAGTTTTACAGACCATACAAATAGAATGTCTGGTGTAACAGAATCCACAAACAAACTGACAACACCAGATTATCAAATTGCCATGTCAATTGGCCGGCAAGTTTTACAAATTTGTAATCAAGTTGATGGTGTTCAAAACAATGCTCCAATTCTTGGTAATTTTACCAGCTTGGCTATCGTATCAGATGTTTCAAATAGTGTAATACAATTAAGTAGTAGTGCGGCTACGCTAAATGCAAGTTTAAGTATAGTTGGTGGCAATACTTACAGCGGTATTTCACAAGCTTCGATGAATACTATTATTGCATCGGCTCAAACAGCATTTAATTTATTAAATAGTAGGCGTGTAGGTGATACAACATTCTATACAAATTCAATTTCTCTTATTCAAGATTATAACACAATTCTCCAGTTCTCAAATCTTGGTGTCAATTCATCGTATCTCATTAAAGATTTAGGTA